CCCAGTAAAAAGTACGTTATGGGAAAGAATAAAAGAGTTTTTACAATATAAAAAATAAAGGAGAAAGGAAATGAGAAAACTAGACGCATTTGAAATTGTTTTTGCAATAGTTATTTTTGCAATAGTAGCACTTATAGGAATGGTAATATATGTAGGAATAACAGCACCAAAAAGTGGGATAATCTATGATAAAGTAGAGATTGCACCTCATTACGAAACAAGAGTAAATTCAACAGTAATACCTAACGGAAGTGGGGGATTTTCAGCTATGGCGACAAGCTCAAAATCTTTAAAGAAACGTGAATGGATTTTATTCATTAAAGATGAAGAAACAGAAAGAACAAATGAAATTAAAGTAGATAAAGTTATATATAATGGGTACAACATTGGCGATTACTATAATTGCAATGACCAATAGCAACTAAAATAAGGAGAAATAATGCAAAAATTTAATTCAAGAATGTATGATGATCATACCGTTATAAACATAAAAACAAAAGAGCAATTAAAACAATTATCTGATTACCTAAAATCAAAAAGGTTTAGAGATTTTCCTCGTGAATCTTTATTTGATAGCACTAGTTATGATGGTAAATTATGCTATGAGGTAAGCACAAATTCATTCCAGACTATGGATATTTTGTTAGATAAGGGATATTATATTCTATCTTTTGAAGAGTGCTTAGATAACGGTTCAGATTTTAGTGGTGTTATTCCAACGGAAGAGTTTGTAAATAAAAAATTAAGAGAAAATCCAAAAGTATATTGTAAGGACTGTAAATACTTAAGAGACCGTTCACGCTTTTTACGTGGCTTTGAAGTTCCAAAGGATAACAGACTTTATTGTGGAGCTAGAAGTAAATATAATCATCATTCAATAAGCATAAATAATAATGATAATGGTGAATGTAAATTTTATGAAAAGAAAGAGGAGAAATAATGGACATACAACAAGCTAAAAAAATAGTAGATGCTCATTCTAATAACTGGGAGCTACTAAAGGATATTGAAAAAGTTACAAATAAAATGGTAGAATATGTTAAAGAAAGTAAACTCAATTATATTAAAAGAAAGATTGAATTGATATTTGATAAACAGTTTGAAGGTCACAGTCATTTTGATACTATAATGCTTTATGGATATAATGATCTTCATGATAAACTTTTTGAATATACTAAAGAATCAGTTTCTGAAAAAACTCTTAAAAAAGTTATTAAGGAACTTGTTAAGGAAGAAAAAGTAACAAGAACATACTGTAGAGACGATGAAGAAAATACTATTTCAGGTAGTGGTTTTTGTTCTGTTAAATTTAATCTAAAAGGACTTAACCATGAGAGAAGATAAACACTATCTAGTATTTCTTAATGGTCAAGAATGCCCAATATTTGTAACTGCAAGAGATAGAAAAGACCTGATAATGAAACTTAAAGAAGATAAACTATATAAGAAAGTTAAAAGAGTACAAACATTTTCCAATGAAGTAAGTTTTACCTATAAACGTGTTGAAGTAAAAATAGGTGTTAATAATGGGACTAGATAAAGACACTAAAATTAAAGACTTGCTTTGCTTTAATTGTAAGCATAATGGAAAAGAATCATGTAAAAATAAAGACCTTAGAAAAACAATGAATATAGTTATTTGTGGGAGATTTGAGAAAATAGAAGAAGATGCTAAAATCAAAGATACATGCCTATTAAGAAGAGACTATATTAAGGAAGATTGCTCTGTATATTATGCTTCAGAGTGTCGTGAATTTTTAAATGACCATGAAGATAGATACTCTGTTGGTCAAACAGGTTTTGAAGATTTTAAATATTGCCCTTATTGTGGTAAAAAAATTGAAGTAGATAAAGACAATTGGGATAGCTTAAGTTCAAACTGGGAGGACAACAATGCTTAAAACAGAACAACTAAAACCAAAGACTCATGACGCAAGTGAAAAATATTCATTATATCTATATCAGTTTATTAAGAAATGGAGAAAAGAAAATAAAAAATCATTACCTAAATATGATGTTAGATGTTATAAAGGCTTATACGGAACTTATTTTTTAGGATATGTTTATGAAAACAATATTGTTTTTTGTAGACAGCTAACTCACATTGTACACGGACAAATGGAAACTTTTGCGTATGATGAAAGCTGGAAAGTCTCACAGTGGGAAGATGTGACAGATAAGTTCTTTGCTGAATATTTAAGAATAGGTAAATGTGCAATTCCTTTTTACAAAGATGATCATAACTGGGAATTTTTAAAGAATGGCATGACAAGAAAATGTACTCATTGTGGATTAACTCAAAAGCTTAAAATGGAAAAGGTTGAAACGTATCATAAAAATTGGGAGGTTGTTAATGAAATGGATTAATAAAAAAACAGGTAAAGAGTATCACGAGTTAGCTGAAATAATTAACACAACTAATAGTCATGATGGCGAAGTAATGACTGTATATACTGACGGAGTTCAAACATTCGCCAGAGAAAATACAGAGTTTGAAGAAAAGTTTACTTGTCAATTCGAGCAAGAGTATATGCACGGAACTGATGAGAATGGTGAAACTGATCTACAAATGTTATTACTAAATGAAATAATTGATGATATTACTGATTTAGGCACACTAGGGTTTTCTCAATCAGATATAGAATTATTGTTGGATATAGTTAAGTATTTGACAATATTAATTCATAAAGGTGCTGAGGAAGGATATTATTTAAAGAACGCCTACCGTACTCTTAAGAGCATAAATAAAGATATACCTGAAATAGAACAAAAGATAGTATCTTTAATTAAGACTATAGAATATGAAACTAAATAAAAAGCAAAGGCACGAGTTATTCAATAAATATAGTGGGCGTTGTGCTTATTGTGGCTGGACACTGCAGAAAGGTTGGCACGCTGACCACCTTAAGCCACTAAAAAAGCAATGTACTATTGATGGGAAGCTTGTTAATATTGAAAGAGATAATTTTGATAATATGATGCCGTCTTGTCCTAGTTGCAATATAATGAAAAGTGATTTTTCTATTGAGCAGTTTAGGGAGAATATCAAAAATTATGTGTCTTCTCTCAATAAGCACAATGTTCAATATACATTTGCAAAGAAATTTGGATTAATTCAAGAGACTGGAAAAGAAGTTAAATTCTATTTTGAAAAAATGAAAGGAAATAACAGTGACAACAGATAAAAAAGGATTATATTGTAGATCGGTAGATAGTATTCCTAATGAAAATAAAGACTTAGTGCCATTTGTAGATTTTAATTATTATTGCTTAACCTGTGGGTCAATGCTAAATCATCCAGAGACATCATGTTGTTTTATGTGCGATTCTGACAATTGGGAGAGTTTTGTTGATGAAACTGAGATGAATCATAATTCACTGGAAATATCAAAAGAAGAATGGGACAGCAATAAAGATGAACTTATAAAAAAATATAGGATTGAATTAGCTAAGTTAATGTTGATAAAAAATAACATATTTCCGACATCGGCAAATAGATAAATGAGTTGTAAAGAATCACTTTACATCTGGACAATAAAACTTGACAATAAATTAATAAAATGTATTTTTAGTGAGATTGGTTCTTTTTGAAGGCAAACAATTACCTAAAACTAGATCCAAACTTCCCACGGTGGAACTAATTGAAGGAGATATAGTGAAAAATACAAAACGTAGAGCTAAAAGAAAAGATACCAAAGTATATATAAGTAAAGAAGCAGTATTTGACGTGGTAGATCATTACCCTAAAGGCATTACTGTATTAAAACTATCAGAGATATTGGAAAGCGGAACATCAGTATTATATGCAAGGATCAATGAGCTTATAAAAGAAAATAGAGTTGTATTCTTTGCACAAAGAGTTTATTCTCGAGAATTTAAAAAGAATTATATTCCTGAGATTAATAAATATAAAGTAGCTAGAAAAAAGTTAAAGATTACACAAAGAGAACTTTCATTATTATGTGGAGTTAATTATAGTACAATATCTAGGTTGGAATGTGGTTATCAATTAAAAGAATCAACAATTAAAAGAGTAGAGGAGTCGTTAAACAATGAGCCACAGTAAAAAATGGAGAACTTCATTAAAAACAGAAATAACCGAATTAGACTATTTAAGTTTAATAGTTTTTGAAGATAGAGAGATACTAAAAGAGTATAATCCAAATATAACAGAGAGCAAAATAATAGATCATCTAAACGATAACGAAACCTATTATGTTAAAAATATGGGATTCATGACAGAAGAAGAATTTTTTAAATTGGTGGATTAATGATATATATACACAATAAAACTAAAGCACTTTATGAGAAAGTAGGTAGCTATACAGCCTATACTAGAAACACTAAAAAAGCAGTGGAGCATGTAATCTTATTAGATACTAGTTCGACTTTAGAAAACATAACTGAAGAGGAATTAAAAAATAATTATAGTTTAGAGTGTGAGGTAGATTCACTAAAACATCATCACTTTGAAAAGTTTACTCCAAACTACTTAGTAGAACCTTTTAGGCATTTAGTAGAGATGTTAGAATATTGGAACATTACTAATGAAATGATTGCTGATAAAACAAACCTAACTAAAGATGTGATTTGTGGTTTGGTTAAGGGAGAAATAAGAATAGACCACTCAACAGCACTAGAGTTAGATAAGGTGTTTAACGGAACGGCTATGTTTTGGCTTAATATTGACCATGGCTATCAAAAAGATATGTTGGGATTGAAACAGGGTGAAATTTGCAATGATTAATATCGAAAACATAATAGCACATTGTAAATTCTTATTTTACGAAGACCCAACAATTAAGCTTGACAAAATAAAAAATAAACCTAATTATAACATAGTAAAACTAAATAGGAGCGTTAATGGACAGTATAATTCAACTAAAGTTAGAAGAGATACTAGAATATCCGAATAACTCAAAGACTCATCCAGAAGAGCAAGTTAGAAAGTTAGCAAACAGTATAAAAAAATATGGGTTTAAATCTATAATCGTAGTTGATAAAGATAACTATATTGTATCAGGACACGGCAGAAAGAGAGCGTTAGAGCTACTTCAACAAGAAGGTGAGCTAGAACTCGAAACAATCCCTTGTATGCGTGCAGACGACCTAACAGAGCAAGAAGTAAAAGAATTAAGAATAGCGGATAACAGATTATCGGAAATGTCTGAATGGGATAATGAAAAGCTTACTAATGAATTACTAGATTTAGACAAGGCTTTTGCAGAAGAATTAGGATTTAAGCTTTCAGTAAGCTCAAATGGAAATGACCAAATGCAAGACACAGAGGTTGAGCTTAATAAGTTAGATCAGAAAACAGATGAATATGATGAAATGGATATAAGACCTAATGAGCATCATGACTACATAGTTTTCTTATTCGGAGACAAAGAAGATTATCTAAATGCAATAAGCAGACTAAACGTAGAAAAAGTATATATATCAGAGCATAACAATAAAACTGGATTAGGAAGAGTTTTGAAAGGCAAGAAACTTCTTAAATTGTTAAATAAATAAACTTCCCACCGTGGGAATAAACAGGAGTAATTATGGAAAAAATAAGTGAAGAAATGAAAAAAGAAATAAGAGAGTATTCTAAAAATAAAATAGAAGGGTACAGAGCTATTATGGACAAGAAGGTTGAGCTAAATAGACTAAAAGGGAAAAAGACTTATTATGAATGCAGTAATGATCCTAAATTAGTTGCAATGGGTGAAGCAATGGATTTTACTGAAATAGAGAAAGGATTAGAGGATATTATTAAAAAGTGGGAAAGTTAATAATGATGAATAAAACGGAAGATTATCAAATAATACCAATAGGACAATATCTATATAGAATTATGAAATTAGAAAAACATAGGGGTTATGTTTGGGATTTAATTAAAAATAAAGTGACGTATAATCGAAAAGAAGCTAAAAAGACTATAATCATTAGAGACTTAATGACGCTGATAATATCGTTACTAAATATAACAGTATGGCTAGTCTATACTCCAATATATATATTAATACAGACAGTAGTTATACTTTATACAGGAATAATCTCAATATTGTTTTTCTCTGCACTTGTTATTAAGAACTTGTTTAATTTATTAATACTACCAATATACACAAATAGAATTTGTAACAAGCTTGAAAAACTTCTAAAGGATGTTGATGAACATGACAAGGTGATTAGAAATGACAAAGATTAATCTCAAAAAAATAATAATCTCAAGAGGTAGATCCAGAAAGATAAACACTCATTTACTTTTAAATGATTACATAGTTCTAGTACCTGAATCAGAAAAGCAAAGTTATCTTAGGAGGATTCCTAAAGAAAGACTTGAAACAATACCAGATAGCTATGAGGGATTATCTCAAGTAAGAAACTACGTAATAGACTACTACCTAATAGAAGATAACGACTGCATACTAATGTTAGACGATGATATACGTTTCTTTGTTAACCTAATGGGTAAAACAGCAAAGCAAATAGAAGATAAAGATATGGTTGATGACATTATACATAACACCGTATTAAATGCTTATGATTCAGGTGCAAAAGTGTTTGGATTCTCCAATGCTACAAGAGACATACGAAAGTTCAACGAAAACGAACCATTTAAACTTTGTACGTGGATAGGGTGTATTGTTGGGATATTTAAAAACGAGCTTAGATTTGACGAAGAGCTGATGTTAAAAGTAGATACAGACTATTGCTTGCAACATTTAAAGAAATACCGTAAAATATGGGTAGAGAATAGATATTCTATAAAGCAACTACAAAGACTAAATAAAGGTGGGAATAACATCTTTAGAACTAAGGAAAAGACTAAATTTGAAAGCGACTACTTAAACGAAAAATGGGGAAAACATATAGCCATAAGTAAAAATAAAAGTGGAAATAATGATAGAACCGTAATTAAAGTAAAAAGAAAAAGCACGATAATAGTATAAGGAACTAATATGAATTATGAAAGAAAAACAATCAAAGGTTATGACTTCTATGAGGTATCTTCTGCACTACAAAAATCAATCAGACGAGCAGATAAAAAATACTCAGGATATTTTGCATTAGAGCTATTTCATTCAGGGTTTCACAATTATGTATGGAAAAGACTCTTGACAATTTCTGCAGAAGATTGTTATGGTTTAATTACGAAAGAGATATTAGCTTTAAGAGAATCCTTTTATCTGATTAACGAAGGAGTTAAGGATAAGAAAAAGGGTAGGATATTTATATCAAAAGCAGTAATACTGTTATGTGAAACTTCAAAAAGTAGAGAAGCAGATCATCTTCAATGTTTGATTTATGACAGAGTAATGAAAATAGAAGATGATATTATTAACAATTATTTCGAAGAAATTAGAAAAGAAGTAGATCTAGAAATACCTGATTATGCTTTTGATGTTCATACTAGAAAAGGAAAGATAGCAGGTAAGACTAAAGGAGACTTCTTTATTGAAGAACAAGAAGCACTAACTCCAAAAACGGAGCAAACGGAAATTGATTTTTGCGTTTACTTGGAGTGATGCTATAACAATTAAAATGGAGTTTAAATGGAAATTATCTTAATGGACAAGGATGATGTTATACCTTATGAAAATAATTCAAGGATTCACGATGAAAAACAGTTAAATCAAATATGCAACAGTATAAAGGAATTTGGATTTACGAATCCATTATTAATAGATAAAAACAATACCATAATAGCAGGTCATGGAAGATATGAAGCTTGTAAAAGATTAAAGATTAATAGCATACCATGTATTAAGCTAGACCATTTAACTGATATACAAAGAAAGGCTCTTGTTATTGCTGATAATAAGATAGCATTAAATTCAACATGGGATGAAGATATGCTTAAGCTAGAAATAGCCGATATAACTGAAGCCCTAGCAGAACTTGAAAATAGTTTTGATTTGAAGGCAGTAGGTATAGACTTTAATTTCGAAGAAGAATATAATGAAGTGTACACTCCAGACATTAAATCAGGAGAAAGAGAGCCGATAAAAACCATAACGTTTACGCTGTCAAACACTCAGCATCATTTATTAATTGATGAACTGGATAAAGTTAAACATGGTGATTTAGAGTTTAAAGATGAAGAAGAAATAAATAAAAACATTAATGGTAATGCTTTGGCTTTTATTATAGAGAGGTATGCTCAAT